GAAGCCGAGGATGAAGAACAGCAGGCCGACGAAGAGCATGCCGGTGACCACGTCGCGGGTCTTGTTGACCGCGTGCTGCTGCTCTGGGGGACTTGCGCTTAGTTCCATGCTGCGGCACCTCGAGGTTTGTCGAGGTTTCATGCTAGCAGTAGCTTTTAGGCAAGTCCAGCGTTCGGCTATGTCAAGTATTTGTTTAGTCGAGACCAGCGCATCATTCGCGGCATCCGCATCGAATGCGCTTGTCTCGACGGATCAAGTCATTTTGGCTTCGGTAATGTCCGCGACATTTCCAGTCGACTTGGGCGAATTCGCCTTCGTTACCACGCGATCGATTTTTTCGGCGTGCCGGAGGATGCGGTTGCATGCAATGGAAATGTCGTCCAGCGTGGTGGAAACGTCCGAATACTTGGGCGAAGCCGACGCCGAAAAATAAGCACGCGAATCGACCCGCGCCAGCGCCCATTCGATCCGTCGAAGTTTTTCTTCGACGTCTTTCACGTCGCAACGAATGAGGGCTGCCATCCGGCCCGATGCCAACGCAGGCGGCAGCTCCCGCGTTTCGGTTTCGTACCTGATCTCGTGTGCGATCGCCGCATACAAGAAGGCAGCGGCCACGAGAACCAGCGCGCCCTGGGTCGCGGAGAGGATCACATCATCCACCTTGACCCCTTCCTGCCGGCTGACCGAAAACGCCAGCGTCACCGAGGCAATGATCAGCAACATGACAACAAAGCGCGCCCCGTGGAAAACCTTGTTCGACACATCTTTCTGAACCCTGGTCTTGAGGACCATGAACCGGTTCAGGCCGACGGCGAGCAGAACAATCGCGGCAAAGCTCCATTCCGGCAAAGTGAGGATGGCGCCCAGCCGCAAGCCCAGGAATAAACGGACAACGACAATAATGGCAAGCGGCAGCAGGACGAACGCGATCTCCCCGAAAAACCATCGCGAAATCAATTCGGCGCCGCCCTCGCGCTCTTGTTTTGGATTCATCTTGTGATATCTCTCATCGTCGAACGGAAGACCGGGACGGGCTCCGAAAAAGAGCGCCCGGCAGACCGTGGTTGAGTGAACGCTGCCTTCCGCGCAACGCAGAAGGCATCACTACGATTATACGGTCAAAATATTTACGTACGGCAATAAGTATTGCTCAGTTGTAGCAAAACCGTGCGGATGAATTTGCAGAACGAAAAAAAACCGCTGTTCCTGTGAGGACAGCGGTTCTTTGCATGCGTCAGATGATCTGCACAATGTTCTGGCGGAGAGAGGGTCCGCCTCCGCCATATCTTTTGGCGTCTACCAGAGTCTACTTTGAGCAAGCTCTCATAGGAGAAATGCTCATCATTTAGTCTACTAATGTCTACCGAAATCTACTACAATCCATGACATCGACGGGGGTAGGGACGGGGGTAGAAATTGGCTAAGACAGTTGAAAAGCTGACGGCAGCAGCCGTGAGCCGCGCGAGCAAGCCGGGTTATTACGGCGACGGCGCCGGGCTCTATTTACAGGTATCCAACACCGGCACGAAGAGCTGGATCTTCCGCTATTCGCGTGCAGGCAAAGAGCGCCAGATGGGCCTAGGGGCGCTACACACTGTCAGCCTGAGCGAGGCGCGCGACAGGGCGAAAGAGTGTCGTGCGTCGCTGTTGGCCGGCACCGATCCGCTCGACGCCCGGAATGCTGAAAAGCTCGCCACCAAGCTGGAAGAGGCCAAGGCGGTCACGTTCGACTACTGCGCCACCGAGTATATCGCAGCGCACCGCGGGAGCTGGAAAAATGCCAAGCATGCGGCACAATGGGAAAGCACGATCGCGACCTACGCCAGCCCGGTCATCGGCACGCTGCCAGTCGCATTGATCGATACCGCCTTAGTCGTGAAGGTACTGCAACCAATCTGGCAAACCAAGACCGAGACGGCCACTAGGTTGCGCAGCCGCCTCGAAAACATCCTCGACTGGGCCACGGTGAGCAAGTTCCGTACGGGCGAGAACCCGGCGCGCTGGAAAGGTCATCTCGACAATCTGCTGGCCGACCCGAACAAGGTTGCGCGCGTGGAGCACCACGCCGCCCTGCCTTGGCAGGAAATCGGTGGCTTCATGGTCGACCTGCGCCAGCGTGAGGGCATCGCCGCACGCGCCGTCGAGTTCGGAATTCTCACCGCCGCCAGGTCGGGCGAAATTCGAGGAGCCAAATGGGACGAGATCGACCTCGACAGCGCGGTTTGGACGGTCCCGGCGGATCGGATGAAGGCCGGCCGTGAACATCGCGTCCCGCTGTCGACTGCGGCACTGGATCTGCTCAACAAGATGCCGCGCCTTGGCGACCATATCTTCCCTGGCCAGCGCGGGGACTACGCCCTGTCTGATATGAGTCTGACAGCTGTGCTGCGCCGGATGGACCGGAAAGAAATCACTGTACACGGCTTCCGGTCGACCTTCCGCGACTGGTGCGCGGAGTCGGTCGGGAACTCCTTCCCACGCGAGGTCTGCGAGCACGCGCTCGCGCATAGCCTGCCCGACAAGGTCGAGGCCGCCTACCGCCGTGGCGACCTGATCGAGAAGCGGAAGGTCTTGATGCAGGTCTGGGCCGACTACTGCGCCAAGCCAGCGATCAGCGCCAGCGTGGCGCCGATCCGCAAAGGTGTAGCAGTTTGACTGCTTTTAAACTCAGCCGGGCAATAAGCCGGCAAGCGCAGTATCGTCGAGCAGAACAATTTGCGATCCATTGACATCGGCGCAATAGTTCGAGGAAATGGCAATGACTCGCCGGTCTGCTTGCACTTTCACTGATGCGTTGCCAGCGCAAACGCGGTAGGTTTTTGGGACGGCGCCTGAATAAACCACGCCGCCTCGCTCATACCAATGGCACCCTGTTCGGCAAGACTCTGTAGCGAACGAGGATGGAGCTTGCACTTGGGCGTCAGCCACCCCGGCAAAGGACGAAGCGAAAGCGACCGAGGCAATGAGTGAGAGAAGTTTTTTCATGGAAATTCAAGATGAATAAAATTTCATCCGATATTACCATACGGAAACTTCCTGCTCTACTTTTTGAGCTCTGTCTAATACCTAGCTGTTGCACAAGTTGCTATGAGATACTTGCAATCGCGACACGGCACGCTCTGATGCCGCCCGAACTTGGTTGGATCATGAAGAATATCGTCCTCGCCCTAGTTTTACTGTCTGCGGCTTCGGCGCCGGCCCTGGCTGGCCCATGCGTCGCGCTCGAGTACCAAGAAATGAAGGATATGATCACCGAGGAGCTACTAAAGCAAGCCTGTGCCGCACGACTAGCCGGCAGTCAGAGCATGGACGAAAAAATAAAGAACCTCGACGCTGGAGCCGGGCGCTTGCCGTTTCCGAATGCCCAGCAGAATTTCGACCAGTGCGTCGGGCAGATCGAGCGAATTGATCGGGTTCTTGCCTCGAAGGGGATGGAAAAGAACGCTGTGATCGCCGCCTGCCAGGGAAATACCGGCCAGCCCATCAAGCCAGCGGCCGATTCTGCAAAGTAACCGTCGATGAAGCTCTACAAATATCGGTCACTTGATAACCTATGGCACCTTCTCGACATCCTGGTGAACAATCGGCTCTACTGTGCGCACTGGTCAGAGTTGAATGACCCGCTAGAGGGCCGGTATGAGATATTTGCGAGCGGTAAGGTAGGTCTGGTCAAATCCCTTGAGTCGGCAATCGAGTCGAGAGTAAATCAAGAACGAGAGGCCTTTCGAATAGCCTCCTTGTCAGCCGATCCGACTAATTTCCTAATGTGGTCGCATTACGCGAACGGCCATAAAGGAGTGGCAGTCGAAGTCGAGATTCCCGAAGAGCATGAGGACTTAACAGATGTCACGTACACACCATTCTCCTCCGTCTTCGTCGAGAAACCAGGCCCTGATGAGGATCTCCGCCACCTATTCAACGGAAAAGGCGAAGAGTGGGCATATGAGCAGGAATATCGCATTATTACCCGAGACAACTACTTCGTTTTGCCACACCGTGTAAAACGCTTGCTGATCGGACCACTCATCGATTCTAACCACGAGAGAATTCTTAGGGAAATCATCCCTCGGGATATCGCCATCGTAGAGATGGAGCTCAACCGCATTCAGGGCACCCTGCACTTGCAAGGTCCTGGTGTAGAGATGCCGAAGCTGCCTAACGTATTGCGATAGCCAGCTCCGCGATTCATGCGGCTTCATCAAGTGCAAATGAGTGCCGCCTCTGCCTCGCGCCGGAGCACCAGGCCGCGAAGTACCCGCCCTCCCCCACGGTTCCATTTCCTGATTTCGGCCGGCACGTCGGCCCAGCGGTCGGCGTTCACGCGCCGGCGCAGCGTGCTGGCGGCCAGGTTCCCGGCGCCAAGGTTGAAGGCGAAGTCGATCAGCGCGGCCAGGCGCTCCGGGGTATCGACTCGCGGACACAGCTTCACGACGGCTGGCAGGTAGACCGTCCTCACCATCCACAGCAGAAGCTGCTCCGCACGCTCGAGCGAGATCGCCGGATCCTTCAGCGTCACGCGCGTGCCGTCCTCATAGTAGGTAGCGCCGTACCCGATCGACGGGATGCCGGCCGGGCACAGGTACGGAAGCAGGAACAGGCCCTCGAAGCGGCGGGCCAGCGCCGCAGCCACCTGGACGGCAAGCGCTTCGAACTCGGCCCGGGTCATCACTTGCCCCGCTTCAGCAGCGCGCGGTCGGCGACGAAGATGCCGAGAGCGGCGCCGACCAACGACCAGCCCTGATCGTCCAGGGTCCAGTTGTGGCGGTACAGGTGCAGGCTCCACAGCAGCATGCACTCGGTGGCCAGCATCGGGCGGATGATGCCGTTCCAGATGTCGACCACGGCAAAACCCGTCAGCTTGCCGGTCAGCTCGACGGCCTGGCCGAAGACGCCGGCATCGATGCGCGCCAAGTCCGTTTCGCCCTGCACCCGGATCGTCTGCACACCCAAGTCGGCCTGCACCTTGATGGCCTCCATATTGCGGCCGTGCGCCGCGGCGTCCAGGTCGCCCTGCAGACGCAGGCGCTCGATCTCGAACGAATGGTCTTGACGCGCCGTCATCCAGGACGAGATCTCGCCCCACATCATCCGGAAGACCGAGCCGCCGAAGAAGGAAATCAGTGCGGAGATCATTGTTTCGCTCCCAGTTCTGCCAGGGTTGCGGCGCTCTCGCGCTCCTCACGCTGGTCACGGCGACGCATGTAGAACGCGTTGAGGAAGAACGTCGCCAACGCCGTAACGATGCCGACGATGATGCCCCACTGCGTCAGGGTCAAGGATGCGACGATGGCCACGACGGCGCCGGCGTAGCTGCCCGCTTCGGGCGGAGTAATTTGATTCATGTGTGCCCTATACGTGAGGCGTAAAAAAACCTGCCGTAGCAGGTTGGTTGAGAAAGGTCAGTGCCGCGTGCAGCGTCCCGGGGTCGAACCGTTCAGGGTTCGGCATTCCCAGCGCCGCGGCGACGGCCTCGCTGCAGAACCACTTGCGCTTGTCGTCGCCGACGGCCGACAGCACGAAGTGCACGTTGCCTAGATAGTCGTAGCCGTCGCCATAGTGCTGGTTGAACCAGGCCTCGGCCCCATCAGACAGATCCGCAGGGAGATCGACGAAGTCCCACAGCGCAGCGTCGAAATCGATCGCCTTGAAACGCACGCCGCCGTCCATGGCCGACGAAGATGCGGCGCTGCCAAACGCCGGCAGGATGAGCTCGACGTGCGAATACGGGCTGCGCGTCCACCAGCGCACCAGGCGGTTGTAAATGCCCGGCAGGCCGGCGTGCGTACCCTTATAGAAAGCGGCGCGCAGCATCACAGCCCCAGCGCCGAGCGAATGCCGGCAATGAAGGCGCGCCAGGCTGCGACAGCGGCGGCCAACTGCTCCTGCGTCGTCGCCGCGCGCATGCAGGCCTGACACTCGAATCGCTTCGCTCGCATGGCCTTCTGCGCCGCTCGGAAAGCGTCAGCGCGCGCGATGATCTGATCCGCGGCCCAGGCATTGGTCTGCACCTGGCCGGTTGGGTTGTGCTCGGCAAACGACGACACATCGCTGTCGACGTCACCCTCATATCCCGCGCTGACGAAGGCCCGCGCCGCCGCTTCCGCATCGCGGTATTCCTCAGTTCGGCCACCAACTGCCGCCCTGGTCACCGCGTCCACGTCGGCATAGCATTGGACGACGGCGGTGTCGATGCTGGCCTTGAGCGCTTCCGCTTCCGCTGCCAGCTGCTCGGGGGACTTGTCTACCACCAGCCACCGCGGCATCCAGCTGCCGCTGATGAACCGGAATTCAACCAGGTTAGCGACTTGTGCGCCGGTCGTCGCGGGCGGCGCCGGGTCGGGAACCTCGATGATGCCGTTGGCAGCACGCTGATCGGCATCGAAAAACCAGCCAGGCGGGTATTGCACGTCGCCCACCACCTGCGGCAGCGTAATGTCGAAAGGCTGTCCGTTTCGAATGTACATGGTTGTCCTTAAAAGAAGGGCATGAAGCGGGAGGTCATTCCGACCAGCGTGATGCCAGTGCCGCCGCCGGTCAGCTTGGAGTTCGTGGCGCGGATCGTCGTCGCCGGACTCGTACTGCAGTTGATGTAGTTGAAGTTGCAGAAATTGGCGGCGATGGTGCCGCCGCCGCTCTTGGCCAACGTCGCAGGCGTAGTGGAGGTCGACTTGATGATGTTGTACTGCCCACTACCATCCATGATCCAGTTCGTCGCCGTGTAGGTGGCAGAAGCGGTGAAGATGTTCACGGCCCCCTTACCGCCATTGAAGGTGGAGAAGTTTGTGTTGCCGTTGAACTGAACGCCGCCGGTACCCTGCCCGGTGCTGGTGTCGTTGGTGAAGTTCCAGGTATCAGAAAGAAGCACTCCCTTCACCATCGCACTCTTGTCAGTGAGGGTGAGTGAGTTCGGGTTGACTGCATTAACGTTGGCGATGCCGCAAACCGTACCTCCTGAGCTGCTGGGCGCCCCGGTAACGATCAGGTTGATCCCGTATCCAGTAAAGATGCAGGAACTGCCGGCTGCGCCGGTTACGGATATCGAACCGCACGTGACATTGGCGTAGTCGGTGAAGTACAGGTACTGAGTGTAGCTGGAACCGGCTACATAGATCTGGCCTGTCGTGGTGAGGTTGCCTACGATTTGCCAGTAGCCGTCCCCGCCGAATCTCACGCCCAAGTCGCCGATCAGGCACCGCGACGCTTCGAGAGAATAGGTAGTTCCGGTATTGTTGCCGTTGTAGATATCCAGCACGACGCCCTGGACGCTGCCCATCAAAGTCGAGTCTTTGGTCAGGTGGATCTGGCTGGTGAAGTCCATCGAAACCGACATCAGCATCTGGACGGCATACGCCGTAAAGTACCCGCCAATCGTACGGCGAGGACCTGAGTTAGCATCGAAGATCACAGTATCGCCGGCGTAAGTCGGCTTAGCGTTGGCGCTGGGCCCACCCGAGGCCAGCGAGTAGCCGGTGGCGTCGCCGAGATCAACCAGGTTTGGGCGTGCGAAATAGACAGTCATCAGATGTTACCCAAGGTCGAGACGAGGTCCCATTTAGCGTCGGCCGCGTTGTAGATGAAGCCGACATACAAGGTCTTCCCGAGAACCGTAGTCGTCGGCAAGATCACGTCAGCCCCAGCGCGGTAAATGGCGTTCCAGCTGAGCGCCCGCGCCGCGCCGTTGTCCTTGATGCGGAACATCAGGCCCTGCCCATCGGCGGCGGCCGCGCCGGAAGCCGTCGGCGCGCCCACAATCGCAGCGCCGGCCAAGGCGGTGATTGCATACAGGTCGGTCGTGCTGATGTCCGGAGCCGGCGCGGTGTTCGACGGCGTGGACGCCGTGCGGCGCACTATGGAGCCGGCCGGGCCCACCGAGCCGCGGTCGCCCGTGCGGGTGAAGTGCAGCAGCACGACCTCGTTGTTCACGAACGGCGCGGTGTCGCTGTAGCCCGTGCTGACGATTGCAAGCTGGCGATAACCGGTCGCGGTTGTGAGCAGCGTCAGGTTGAAGCACATGAACCGCGACGGGTCGGTCACCTTCATCAGGCGGATCTGGCCCAGCACCACGCTACTGGAATCGTCCATGGTGTCCACCAGCGCGGTGTAGTCACGTGTATCACTTCCGACCAGGTCCAGGTACATCGCCGTCGCCGTGGCCGCGCTCGCGGTATTCAGGCGGAGGAAGCCGTTGCCAGGGTCGCCAGCGGTCGTGGTCGTCGAGAACTTGTAGGGGATGCTGAAGCCACCGCCCCCGGCAAGCGCGGTGAGTGCAGACAGGAACGCCGTCAGCTCGACCGTCAAGTTCGGAAAGTAGGTGGAGAACATCGCCTCCAAATCAGCTTTGAACGTGGGGGCGGTCCGATCGAGCGGGGGGATCGGGGTAATAGCGGTCATGTGTTCAGCCCTTCGATTTCAAGTGAGCAGAGGTAGGAATTCTCGTATTCCACGGTGATGGAGAAGCTCTTGTAATAGCCGTACACGAGCATCGGCTCGAACCCTTCGGCATCCACGCCGATGTACACGCACGGGGTCGCGCGCAACGAAGCAAAGGTTCGGTAGAGGCGGTTAAAGTCCTCCTTGGCGATTTCCACCTGCAGCGTGTTCGCCTTGCTATAGGAGCCCTCCTCCACGTCAAGGTTGCCGAAGGCGTCACGCGTTTTCGGCGAGTAATCGTCGATGCCGACCGACGCCCCGAACTGGGTGCCGCCGACCTCGATGACCCGGCCAACCTGCAGGACGCCGATCGAGGCCGTCGACGTCGACGAAATCGTGATCGTGACCTCGCAACCGATAAAGATCGACGGAAGGTCTGTCAGGACGAAGTCCGTTTTCTGTTCGTAGTCCTTGAACAGGAAGTCGTACACGCTGGCGACTTCGGTGATGTCCAGGTTGATGGTCTTCTCGTAAACGACGGTGCCGCCTGGCCGATCTTTCATCACCACGTGCGCACTGCGCCCAGTCACCTCCAGGAAAGCGAGGCTATCGATCTGGCCCGGCGTCAGTACCACGACGAGGTTGCCCTGCGTCGAAGTAAGGCTGCCGATCTTTCGATCGAACATGGCCCACTGCTTGGTCGAGCCGTAGGGCATCCAGTTCGTAGCATCGCTCTCCGGCGGCGTCGCGGTGGTGCCGGCCACAAGCCGCTTGTACACGGTGTGTGTTTCAGTACGAATGGCCGTGTCAGTGACTGCGTATGGCGCAGCCGGATCCCAGAGAACTTCCCCTGTTGCCGGCTGCGTCACATTGCAGTAGCTGAACATCGCTGTCGTGATCAGCACCGGCTTGATCACTTTCATATTGATCATCGAGATCCCTTCAAGTGGTTTCAGGCTCGACCGTCACCTCGCCTGAGATGTGCAGCGAGTCCTCGCGTATCACGCGCTTCAGCAGGCTCGCCGTCTTGGCCGAGTGCAGCGCGGTCGCCCGGGTCTCCGCCCGCAGCTTCTCCATCGTGTCCTGCATCCTCGAAAACGCCGAGGTCAGCAACACGGTGTTGTCGCCCGACGAGCTCCCGATCCGGCTGAGCAAGCCCGAGGTCTGTTGAGCGTTGAAGATCCGCGCCGGCCCGGTGGCCTCCAGTTCGGGACCGTCCTCGCCCACCAGGCGCCAGCCGCCGCCAAAGTCGCCGCCGCTCGCAAAGCCCGGGATGCCAAGTGCCTTTTGGTGCGCCTTGTACTCGTCGGAGCTCAGGAAACCCGCACGGATGGTGTCCAGCGATCCGCCCTTTGCCAGAACGTCCTGCCAGAACTGCAGGCCGGCTTGATCCGGCGCCCGGCCGAGCAGGTCTTGGTAGAAGCCGGATATCGTCGATGTCCCGGCGCCAATCGGATTCGCTTTCGCACCACCGATCGACGACTGGAGCGCCGCCATGGCCTGCGCCAGGGACAGCGTTGCTACCGACTGGCCTTTCAGCTCATCGATCTGCGCCTGGCCGTTCGCCACGATGTCGTCGAGACGTTTGAGGTTGTCCTTGGCGACATCGAGCGCCTTCTGCTCGATCGACAGCGAATCGTCAGTGATGTCGCCCAGTTGGGAAATATCGCGCTGCGTCCGCAGTAGATCGAACATGTAGTCTTCACGGGAGCTGAACTGCTTCGACGCGTCTTGCGTGACCGCGCCGAGCGCCTTCTTCAGCGATTCGACTTGAGCATCCGACAGCGTGCCGCCCGCCTTGGTAATCGCCAGGTCAGAGCGGATCTCTGCCTGCGCCATCGCCCGCGCGAACAGCTTCTGCTCAGGCGACTGGATGCTATCGAACGCACTGTGGAGCGCCTCGGACAACGACTGCAACGTGCTGACGGACGCAGTGTGTGCATCGACGCTCACCTGGATCGCCGACTTCTCACGGCTCACCACCTTTTGCAAGGCAGAGTAGGCATCGTTGACGCCGGCCAGGACGGTACTGAACGCGTCCTTCAGGGTCTGTGTCGCCGCTGCCTGCGCCTTCAAGGCCTGGATGTTGTCCCACAACGGCCGGTTGACTTCGGCCACGGCGTCGCGTTGCTTTGCAAGCAGTTGGGTTTGCGTCATTGTCAGCTCGTCTGCTTTTGCGCGTCAGTCACCTGCTTGAGTGCGGGCGCGATAGTCATCAGGGTCGTGTAAGCCTTCGCCCCCTCCTCCGTCGTGGTGTCGAGACCAACGATGAAGTCGCGGAACATCTTGTCCGCGTCCTCGCCAGCTGAGCTCAAGCCAAACTGCGCCAAAGTCGGATCGATGCGTGCACGCAGCGCCGCGGCCTGCTCCTTCTCGCTGAAGAAATTCTGCAAGAAGTACTCGCCCTGGCTTGCGAATTTATCCAGCCCGCCGGCCAACTGCACCAGGCGGTCGCGCGCAGCGATCGATTCCAGCCCCACCTGGCCAAACGTCTTGCCAAACGACTGGAAGACGACGTCGATGGTCTGGTACTCCGACGCGACCCGCACCAGGGTTTCGAGGTAGCCCTCGCCCACCTGCTGCAGCTCCTGCAGGCCGCCGACGGCATACTGCGCCATGTCGTCGCCCAGCTTCGAGAAGACCGATTCCAGCGCCTTCTGCAACTCGTCGCCCTTCAGGTCTTTCAGGCTCACGTGGCCGATGTCGACCACGAAGCTATTCAGTTTGTTGGTGAAGTCGTCGCCACAAAGTCCCAGCAGATTGCCGGCGGACTTGATACTGTCCGCCAGCGAAGTGATGATGCCGGTGAACTGCTGGTTGGCAGCATCGTTCAATGGGTTGGACTGCTCGCTGTGCTTATCGCTGCTGAACCAGCCTCCGGACGTGGTGATGTCCGCGTACTGATACGCGTGCGCGCCATTTCCGAAGATGCTGCCCAGGCTCGCCGCATCCATCCCGAAGCCCGAATCCGAGACACTTTGCTTGCCTCCCATGATCGAGGTGAAGATGTTTTGGAAGACCGGGATCTTGCTGGCGATGTAGCCAACCACCGCGCCAACGGCAGTACCGACTGGGCCGAAGTACGAACCCACCTCGGCGCCGGTCAACGTCATATCGGCGGCACCAACGTTCGACGTGCCGTACCCATGGGAGAGGTTCCCCACAGTTGGATTTGTAATGTCGGTGCTGCCGAGCAGGTGGCCCGCGAAGCTACTGATGTTGGTATCGATGCTATGCAGGGTAGCCAACATGCTGCTGCTGATAGCCAGTCCCTGGTAGGTGTTCTTCTCGATCGAGTCAAGCGACCTCTTGATCGAATCGGACTTCGCATCGCTATCGCCCAACACGGAACCCGTGCCCTGCGCCTTCTGGCGGTCAGCGGCGACGTTGCTGCCACCCATACCGCCAATCGCGACGCCCAGGCCGGCCACCAGCGCACCCATCGCAGCCATGCGGCCGAAGGCGGTGTACGGATCGCCCTGGCCCTGCGTCAGGACGGCGCTGATCGCTTTCGGCACCAGCTCCGCCATCGTCATCGCCAGTTCGGCGGCGTGGAATACCTGCGACATCGTCGTCAGCGCTTGGTAGCCGCGGCTATGCTCGTCGAAGAAGCCAGCGGCAGCGCTGGCCATGTTGCCGTAGCTGCTCAGTTGCTCCTTGGTGTTGCGTTTGTTCAACTCGCTGATGGCGTCCAAATACTGCGCCTGCGTCTTCATGCCAGTTTTTCGGGCCAGCTCCGCGTCGTCTCGCTCCTTGCTGATCTTTTCCTGCTCTTTGCCATATTTCTGCATGGCCGAGGTCAGCGCGATCATCGAATTGGCCGCGGCGCCCAGCGAGCCCTTCAGGGCGTTGCCAAATTCCTTGGCCTTCGCCGGATCCAGGTATTTGTCCAGGTCGGCCGCAGCCTTGGCGCCAGCTTCAGCATCGGCACCGGTAGCGTACAGTCCAGACAACTCTTTGCGCTTGGCGATCTCAGAATTGAGGTAGGCGAGGCGCGCGGCGTAGAAGTCTCGATCCTGGCCCACCAGAATGCCCTGTAACTCCGATTGATTCAGCAGTGCGTCAATCGACTGGGCCTCACGCTCCATGTCGCTACTTTGCGCCGCCACTTGAGCCTGACGGGTTAGTTCGATCTGCTCCTTGCTCTTGCCAATTTCCGCGTTGTGCTCACGCTGCTTTGCGATTGCGGCATTAAGCGACTTGACCTCTGCGTTCCCTACCGAATTGATCGCCTTGAGAGTGTTGTCGTACAGCGACTTCTGACGTATGCGCTCGGCCTCATCTTCGGCCTGCTGGTCGAAAAACACCTTGTTGTCGGCCGCAGTCTGCTTGTCAATGATGTCGTGGATCGCCTTCTGGTTCTTGGCTTCCTCGGCTTGGGTCGAGTTGTGGTGCGCGCGTAGCTCGGTGAGCTGCTGAGCGTACATATTGGTCTCGATCTTGCCCAGCAGCGCCAGGTTTTCCCGGCGGGTGGCGTAATACTCGGCGTCCAGCGTCTCGCCGGCCCTGTGACGCATATCGTCCAGCTTCATTTGCTGTTCGACCTGCTCCTTATCGGCCTTCGCCTCCTCCTGAATACGCGCCAGACGATCCTGCATGCGGGTGTTGTCCGCTTGGTCGACCTTGGGCTTCGATTCACGGCCTTCGGTGTCACGGAAGTTCGGCGTGCCCTGGTACACCTCCTTGGCCAGCTTGGTCTGGGCCGCCTGCTGCACCTCGATACTCTTGTTTGCGTTCGCGATAAGCAGCGCGGCCGCGCGCGCCGCGTAGTCCTGGTCGACTTTCAGGCGCTCATCTGCGTCGGCTTTGTGCTTGGACAGACGCGCGGCCATGCGAACGTCCGCCGCACGCTGGAAGCGGTCAAACTGCCCTGCCAGAGACACCTGGGCCGCTTCGTATTGCTCACGCTCCGTGGCCAGCGCCGCTTGACGCTGGCGTTCGATCTCGGCCTGCTGGGCGACCTGCTCGGACAGGGTATTGCGCCGCGGTGCGGTAGCTGACATCTTGTCGTACTTGGCGTTGATGTCGCCTGCGGCCGATTGATGCGCCGCCCAGACGCCGGCCATCTTGGCGCCGTTGAGGATGTTGTCGATCGCGTTGGCCACACCGACAAACACGGTGGTAAGGTCGCGGCCCCACTCCTGCAGCTGCCCGTTCTTGGCCAGTTCGCTAACTTCGCCATTCGCGTCCCTCAGCTCGTCGGTCAGCGCCATGACGCCGATCGTCAGCGTTTCGCTGAACACCTCGCCGAAGGTGGTTTTCAGGTCCTCGGTATAGCGTTTCATCGAGGTGATCTGCTTGCTGGCCGTATCCATCGCCGCCTCATACGTACCGGCGATGTCGGTGCCGCGCTCGAGCACGGCATTCAGGCGCGCCTGAACGCGCTCGTTCTCGGTCAGTTCGCGGGTGCTCTTGCCGAGCGAGTCAGCCATCTGCGCGTAGGCCGCCTGCAGGTTCACGTTGATGCCGATGTTGCGCAGGATGAGGACGTTGCCACGCGCGACGCCATTGACCAGGCGATCGAATGCCTCGGACGAGTTGATGTTGCCGATAACGGCGGCATCCTGTGCGATGCGTGCCAGCGCCGAGGCGTTCGCCAGGTCGACGTGGGCCTGCACCAGCTTGATGACCGAATTTCGGGATTCGGTCATGGTGATGCCCTGCTTGGCCACGCCCTCGGCAGCCGCATCCATCTGGGTCTTCGTATACCCGGCAGTGCGGCCCACCACGCCCATGACGACGTCGAGGGTCTCGTAGCGAGCGGCCAGCATGGTCGAGTCTTTGATGAAGTCACCGATCTTCATCGCGGCATAGCCGGCGGCGAGCAGCTTGAGTGCATCGCCCATCATCGTGGTCGCGCTGCGCTCCTTCTCTTTCGCTTCCGCGGCCGCCTTGATCGCATCCTCGTGCGCTTTGACTGCGGCGATCGCGTCCTTGGTTTGCGCGGTAACGCCCAGCTGGGCGGCCTGGTAGGCCATCAACTGGGAACGGCTCATGCCAATCGTGGCGGCCTGGTCGCGGAAGCGGTCGATAAGCTGGGTCTGGGTCTGGGTCAGCTGTGCGTTCGATCCGCCCATAGCCGCCGATTGCGCAGCCGCACGAGCCATCTGCGCCTGGGTTTTTCCGATCGCGTCTTCCAAGCCCTGAAATGCCTTCATGACGGCCGGGTCGACACTGTTGCCCATCTCCTTGCGAAGCAGCGCTTGGTCGGCCTGCAGCGCGCGCAGCTTGGCGCCGAGCGGGTCGTACTGCGCCATGATGCGCTGGGTTTCTGCCGACAGCGCGACCGTGCCGTCCTGGACGGCCTTCATGGACGCGGCGACGCCTTGCATATTGAGCATCTGCAGGCGCTGCGAATCGGCAAAGTCGGTACCGACGCGCGTAGCCGTGACCGTTGCGTTGGAAGCGGCCTGGGTGGCCACCGCAACATCGTTCAAGGCCGCGACCTCCGACATCGACGCGGCCACCATTTCACGGATCCGCTGGGTTGCCGCTGCTTCGGATGCTGCCAGCTGGTCGGTGAAGCCAGATTGCGCCGCCTTCATCTGGTTCAGACGGCCCATCAGCGCCTCGACTTCGCCGCCGACGCCGTTGAGGTTCGCCTTGTACTTCAGCATCTCCTCGCCGCTCATGCCGAAGGTCGCAATTTCTTCCTTCAGCTGGCGGACCATGCGCGCGCCGGCATCAGTCGCCCGATCGGACGACTCGGTAATGCCGGCCATCGAATTGATCATGGACTTGGCGCCTGCGTCGACCGTGCGCGCGCCTTCGGCTATGTCGGTCTTGAGCTGGCTGGTCTCGGCGGCCAGGTTGATCACCAATCCGCCTACGGTAACGGCGCCTGAAGGCATATTAAAACCTCAACAAAATTGGCGAGCCGAAGCGTGCCAGAAATAAAAAGGGCCACCGAAGTGGCCGCTCAAGCTGCTGCGTAAATCACCTGCAGCGCCGCACCTTCCATGACCTTGATACCCTGCATTACTTCGGCGCGCCGCTTGCGCGGCACCTGCAGGGCTTCGCACGCCACCGGCAGCGCGTTGAAATCCAGGCCGGCCTGATAAGACTGCATGCCACCTGTCCAGCGCCACTGCCTCTCCATAAACAGGAACACCTCGACGATGAGCCAGTTTTCCGGCCAGACTTCGAAGTGATTCGGCCCCTGATCCACGCCGATCCAGGCTGCAGTCTCATCTGAAGCAAGGCCCCACAGTTCGAAATCGTTCTGCGCTGCCTTGCCGTCATCCTTGCCGCCGCGCGCCCAGTACGCGGCGGCATCCTTCAGTTTTTTTCGCGGGCGCCGAAGGTGATCTCACGCATGGCGCGGTTGATACCGGCCAGGATGCTCATGCCGTGTGCGCTGCGCAGGATGTCGAGCAACGTGACGCGATTCAGCTCGATCGGATTCCTGTCCGCGTCGACGACCTGCTTCCAGCCGACCATGCGCGCCAGGATGCGATCGGCGACGCCTTCCTTCCAGGCGTTGTCCGGCTCGTCGTGGTCGCCCGCGTCGGTTTCGTTCTGCTTGGCCTCGGCGGCGAGCGCTTCCTTCTCGTCGTCGTCCAGCAGCTTGAAGGTGCCGGTGAACTCGAACTTGTTGATCTTGCCGCCGTCGGCGGGGATATCGACCTTGACCGGCCAGTTGATGGTTTTGTCTTTCGAGGTGGAGATGATCAGCATGGTGTTTCCTTTCGCGTGGATAGATTTGCCCGTGCCTGCCGCCGCGCCCACGCGAAGGGCGACGGCGGCGGGTCGGTGCTCGGTTGCGGCTTACGCCGGAGTTACATGAAGCAGACGGTCAGCTCGTCGTTGCCGTTGAGCGGGTTGAAGGTTTGTTTGCAGGTCAGCATGGTGACGCCGTCCTTGTCGCCGTAGGCCGGCGTCGTCAGCTGCTGCTGCGGGGCGTCGATCTTGACCTTGTTGCCTGCCGCGGTGCCGTGGGTGACGGAGAACGGTCCCAGCACCACGTTTTTCATCAGCGTCCACCAGTCCTTCGCTGCCACCGTTGTCGCCTCGAAGGTGATGGAGCCGCTCGGCTGGCGATCGGTGAGCTGCACGCTTTCGAGCCCGCCCGGCAGCGAGCGGAACACGACCGATGCAGCCAGGTCGATGCTGAAGTCGCTGACAACGCCGTTCAGATAGCCGGAAATGTTCAGGCCGGTGGTGTTCTGGTTATTGACCGCCAGCGGCGCCGCGTACTGCGTCAGGTTCGGCTGGGGAATCGGCACGTCGGTCGGTGTGGTGTACAGGCCGGTAAAAGCGAAGCTCCACATCGGGATGCCCTGGGCACTGGCCTTCAGCGACACGGTGCCGCGCGCGCCCAGCATCAGGTGTCTGACGTTGTCGACGTTGACGTAGAACGCCACCGATTCGAAGTTGTCCGACACTGGACGGTAGACAACCTGCAGGGGCAGCGTGTAGGCAGTGGAGGCCGCGGCGGCCGTTGCCAGAGGTGCGGTGAAGGTTGCAACCTTGGTCGTACCGTTGTAGCTCGCGATTACCGCCGACTGGCCAGCGCCCGTACCGCCGGTCAGGTTGATCGTCATACCGGTGTACGCATCGTCGACGGCCGAGGCGCCAGCGGCGAGCGTGATGCTGGCCGCACTGCCGGCGGTCGCCGCGCCCGAGAGTGCTGCCGCCAGCGTCTTCGCCGACAGGCCGCAGGCACGCAGCAGCTCGTCGTACGCCGGCGCGGTCCCGGGGGTGCCCGAACCGGCCACCTCAATATCGAAGCTGACCTTGGCGTAGATCGCGGCGAGAACCTGCGGATTGTTCCCGAGATAGGCCTTGATGTTGTTACGTTGAACCAACGTCATTTCCATCGGGCTGACGCTGACGTTGCTCATCAGGATCGCGTCGAGCTGGGCGGTCGGTGTCGGGTCCTGGCCGTAGGTGGATTCGATCTTTGCCAGAATGGTGCGTTTGCGAGTGAGAAGCGCCATGCTTATTCCTTCGTGGTTTGTTCAGCCGGGGTAGCCGGCGAAGAAAGGGCCGCTTTCGCGGCCCTCGTGGACTTGGTTGCTTCGGCCGGCGCCGGGTCTTCCGGCGGCACCTCCTCGCCCGGCTGCTTGGTGCGCTCGACCAGTTGGACATCGCCGTCTTCGCCGACGACGTAGCTGCCGCCTTGGCCCTCGTATTTGTGATTCATGCCGTTCCTTCCATGGCTCGGTACTTCAGGTTGTAGGTGACCTGGGTAATGCCGCAGGCCGGGTTCACTTCATCAATGCCGCGGGTGATCTGACCGACGACCAAGTCGAGCACGGCGCCGCCGAGGGTGCGGTCCGCGTAGAGCGCGGCGTGCGCGGCCGCTCGGACCGGCTCGGGCGCCATCTTCGGCACCGAACCTTCAGCGGCGACCAGCACCAGCACGGTGAGGTTCCAGTAGACAAACCCCATGCCGGCAACCGGCTCCGGGTATTCGTCACCGCAATCGAGCACGATGCATGGCATGTCCTCGAAGCTATGCGGCTCCTCCGTGTCGTCCCGTACCGTCAGATCCGGAACGTTCAAGCCGGCGTCGATGAGGGCGGCCTTCATCGCGGCCATGATTCGTTCGGCGTTCGTCATGTCGTTTCCCGGTAGTGAATCTTGAAGCTCATGTGGTTGTAATAAATGTCGTCGTCCGGGTCTTTGTCGTCCAGGTCGTTCTCGTAGAAGCAATCGTCGACGCGCACGCCGGCCACCGTGACCTTTCGCTTACGGTCCAGGGCCTTACGGACCAGCGCCGCAATTTGCGCAGCCTCGTGCCTAGATGCGGCCCAGGTCGACACCTGAAACGTGGCACGCATCAGGCCAGGGTTCGCGATCGCGCCGAGCGCGCCGGCGCCGCCCATCTTCTGAAACGTCACCGAGGGGTACACCGGCGGCTCGTCCATCACGTCCGGGTAGATGCGGTCGCCCACCAGCGCCGCCAGGTCGCCCGATGCCTGCAGCAGGCCCAGGATTGCAGCGTGCTCGCTCATCAGGCGACCTCCGGCAGCGCAGCAGCCACGCCCTCGATCGTGATGTTGATCGCTTCCTGGGCTTTCGTTTCCAGCGCCGGCTGCATGTAAGGGTGCGCCGGCGTGTTATTGGTCGAGGCGGCGCGAGTGGCGCGGATGCTCTCCTTGCTACCCCGCAGAGCCTGACCGGCCGCCCGGTTGATGTGGCCCTTCTCGACCCACAGTGCGTAAAACGCAGCCTTCTTGCCGAATTTCTTGATCTGCGCGCCGGTCAGGTCGCCGGCGACCACGCTGACCACAACTCGTGTCGGGGTGCCGCGCCGGGGGGTGACACGGATCGAGGACTTTAATGCCTGGCTAATGTCGTTCGGCCCGGTACCAGTGTTGAAGTTCTCGCGCGCCTGTGCGCGGATGACGTTGCCGCCGCGACGAACGGCCGGCCGCAGCGCCTTCTTGAGCAACCGGTCGCTGAACCCACTCATCCGGAATTTGAGGTCGGCCAGGCCGAGAATGCGTTCTTCAGCCATTGAATACCTCCTTCTTGCACATCAGAATGGTCCAGTAGTTGTCGCGCTCGAGCACTTCCTGAATGTCGTAGGCGAAGCCGCCATGCAGGATCCGCATGCTGGGCAGCACCCCGGCGCGGCGCCGGATGCCGATCTCGGTGAGCACCGGGTTCTGCATGCCGCCGCCGGCAATGTACTGGCGCCCGCTGATGTCCTTGACCCAGGCCCACATCGTTCCGTCGCCGGGCAGAACATTGGCCCAGGCCTTGGTACGCGCGTTTAGGACGTCACGGGCGTTGGGCCTGGCCTGCAGGACCACTTTCTTGTCGAGAGCGAAAGCGTTGGTCATTCGTACACCTTCAGGCTGTCGAGCAGGCGCGTCGTGAAGTTCGAGCGAACGGTTTCCTTGAATTCCTTCACCGCCGGGTCCCACAACTCGGTGAGCCGCGCCAGGATGTACAACCTGGCTTCCCCCGGCACGGTCGTTGCGTCAGGCCCGTAACCGCCGGTGTAGTCGACCTGCACCGCCAGCGCGCGAGGACTTGTCGCCGGCCAGGCCCTGCCCAGTGCCGGCATGACGTAGCCCGGCTCCGTGACCTGGTCGACGAAGTAGTCGGCGGGGGCAAGGGTGCGCTGCTGGCCGTCGACGTCGAGGAACTTGACACTCTCGACGCTAAAAGTCGGCGCACTCAGGCGGATCGATGGCTCGAAGCGGTCAAGCGTGACGCGCATCGGCCTGTTGACGAACTTCCGGCTGGTCTGGTGCTCGGCTTCCTTCGCGATGCCGGCGATCCAGATGGTCAGCTGCGAGTCGAAGGACGTATCAGCCTGGTCGATGCGTAGCTGGTTTTTGGCCTCGGCCAAGGTTACCGCCAGCACCGTCGGCGGCGAGACTTCTCGGGTGGTCATCGGGCGGATCCTTGCGTTGCGGGTGGCCGGCTGCCGGCCGGCTGCGGACCGGCAGCCGGCGGCGCGCGGGCGTACTCGGGCGCCTTGGCGTGCGGTGCCGTCGCTTCGGCAGGCTTCACAGTGGCCTGCGCGACCTGGGCGCGCACAGCTGGGTTGTCGGCGATCTTGATCATTAGGGGTCGACCTTGTTGAACCAGGTTGTCTTATCGAAGCGCTCGCCGTTCAAGCAGCTGACACGCGCTACCCAGCGCCAATCAGCCGGTAGCGGCTCGTCGACGCCGCCGAGCTTCACAACGACGAAGGTGCGCTCAACGCCGTCGATGGTCGCCACCTGCAGCTCTGGCCCATCCAGCAGCACCACGCCGAACAGCACTGGGGTGATCTTGCTGGGGTCGGCGGTCGTGTTCCGGTCAAGTAGCTCCTGGGTGATGTCCGCCGCGTAGTAGCTGATCTCGTCCGGATCGCGGTCGACCGTCCACTTCTCTCCGAGCTTTTCTGGAACTCTGATGTTCATTTGTCCAATCCTTACCCTGGGTTCGCTGCCTTCAAAAATCACGACTCGACTCCCGCTTCCTTCGAATACGACCGTCCTGCTGCCGCTTCCTTCGAACACCACAATTCGGTCGGCCGGGATCAGCGACACGTCAATGACATCGCCGTCAGGTGGCGGCACCCTGTCGTCCAGCGCACCAAGCGCCAACGCCACCCCTGCCGCAGCACCGGCCAGCCGGATCTTGGTCGAAAGCGCGCCGGTTGCGGCCACCAGCACCACCGCATTCCCGATCAAGGTGGCGGCGACGCCCGCCAGGTTTGCCGATCCGATCGACTGCGCCGTCGCCGCGCCAGCCAGGCGGATGCCAGTAGCCAGCGCACCAGCACCTGCGGCCTGACCCGCGGCGGCGCCAACCAGACGGATCGCGCTCGACAGCGTGCTTGGTGCACTGGCCTGGGCCGTTGCTGCGCCACTGAAGGCGACCGCGCTGCCCGCCAGGCTGGCTGAACCAGACGCCTGCGCGGTAGCCGTGCCACCTAATTGAAGCGCTGTAGACATTGCGCCAGCGCCCGACGCAACGACGGCCGCGGCGCCAGCCAGGCGAACAGAGGTGGTCAGCGCGGCGGCGGCGCTGGCTTGAGATGTCCCAGAGCCAGAAATCGAGCCACTCCCTGGTGCTGCAGTAGGGACGGCATACGGAACAAAGCGGGATGCCCCGAACAGCTGATACGGGTTCTCGTTGACCTGCCTAACCTCGTCGTCGCTCAGCGCCCTCGTCCAGACAAAGACGGCGAAGATGTCGACCATGTTCGCCGTATTGGAGTTGCCGAGGACGACCTGTTCTATCCTTTTCGGGCCAATGCCAGCGTACGAACTGGTGGCCTGTTGTTTTACACCGTTGACAAAGAAATATTGCTTTGCGCTGATGCTTGAAACATCGCAAATCGCGGTGACGGCATAGTGCTCGCCAAGCGTTACGGAGCTATCGGACAGCAGCGCGGGCGCATTCGTCGAGCCAACGCTAAATCTACCGTCAGCTGCCAAGGAAGCGTAGTTGAGGTCCCAGCCATCTTTTTGGCCTGCGTTGACGAAATTGCGTGTTGCCACCGGTAGCACCCGCGGGCGGACCAGGATGAGTAACGTCTGCCGGCCAGTCGATACGGGCCCGGGGGTAACGTTAACGTACTGCCTCGAGTTGCCGTCGTAATACGTGCGGCCGCGCCCCCACTTGGTGAACGACGACTGTCCGAAGCTCGGCGGTGAATACGGGTCTGTGAAGCGCAGCCCGCTTACCAGGTTCGTCCATGCCGTGTCTTCTGTCGGATACGTTGCGAGCGCCAAGCCCTGCGTAAGCGGGTTCTGCCAGTCGACCGGATAGGCTTGCGTCGGCTGGGAAGAAAAACGCCGCGGAAGGAGCAGGCGAGTCATCGATTAGGCTACCTTGTAGGTCTTCGGCTTGACGGACAGCACCCAGCCGGCCGACAGAGTCTGCCCAGTGCTTGAGTTGTACAGGTAATACGCAGCTTTTTGCGGGACATCGGTCACCGTGAATTCGATGGTTTGCGGCGTGGTGACGTTGTCGACCACAAAGCTGCCCATGACTCGCGTCGGTCGGGTTGTCTCCGGCACCTGGGTGTCGTTGACGCCATCAACGGCGAGCGGGCGCGCGAGAAGCGACAGCACCGCGCCTTCAGCCGGCGCAACGGCAAATGTCCCGGTCAGGATGAATTGCGCGTCCGGGTAGCTGAGGCCATCGTTTACGACGTCATAAGTTGCGTCATCTGCCAGCGCCAGCGCGTTGTTGGTGATGGCGGCGCCACTGGCTTCCAGCACCTTGCGTGTGCCCCAGACTGCGATAACTTCGCCGCTCATAGAGTCATCCTTCCTTCCGCCACGTTCAGGGCGTCAGATATCCGGTTGAAGTCGATCGGGTCGGGTTCAGCGCCCAGCACCAGCAGCTGGTCGATATCGTCAGCGTAGGCCGGGAGCTTCGTCCTGAGCGCGGCCAGCATGGTGCGCGCGACCGGCACCGACAGGTCCAGCACGGCGCGGCGCACCGGGTCAAAACCCCAATACACCTGGCGGTCTTCCACGCCCAGGCTCGTCACTGCATCCAGGAATGCGCCGCCACGCTCGCCCATGGCAGCCATGACGGTCCCGACGCCGACTTGCGTGGGTACCTGGCGCGTGCGGCCGAGAGACAGCAGGCGCGCAATCTCGACGTCGTTGCGGATATCGAGCAGCGGCCCAAGAGCCGTAATTTCTTCAGTGGTCAGGACGCGGCCAACGACCTTCTCCAAGGCTGACTTTTGATCGCCGGTCATGATCAGTTATCGACCTGGTAGGTCAGCGCACCAGCAGCGAAAGACGGTGCAGGGTCGCCATTGTTGATCGTCTTGGCCGTGCCCAGCGGAGCGCGGATGAGTTCGGTGCCGCCGGTCAGCGAATCGAAGATGCCCCATTCGGTAACCTGGCCCCAGGCCGCGCTCGGCGTCGGGAAAGTGATCGCGTTGTTGTTCGAGGTGGTGCCGCTCGAACCGTTGGACGCCGTGGTGGTGCCGGCGCCCTGCGTGCCGGCCCAATTCGCCAGGCTCGACGCAACGGCCACGCGGGCGTAGCCGCCGCCGGAGACTTCAGTACCGGCCGCAGCATCACTTCCGGCCGCGGTGAACAGCGCGACATAGAGGTTCGTCGGGCCGCTGCCGGCAGCGGCACTGGAGTTGGCAAGGCCAAGCGCCTGGCCGCGGAACAGAAAATCGATCAGCTTGTTTTCGAATGCGTCGGTATTGGCGCTCATGGTGCCCTCGTTGTGTCAGGGGATTGTTCAGCGAGCCGCTGTTCGATGAACACCAGCAGCTCGTCGTCGGACTTGCCGACCGTGTCTTCAGGGAAGATCGCCACCCGCCCACCGACGGGGATGATCACGGTGCCCGGCGCCGCGGCGTGGGCGCGCACGTTGGCGACCAGGGCCGCGTCGGCGGGGCTCATGGATTATTTCTTGGTGCGAGCGCCGCGCGCTGCCGGTGCTGCCGGGGTTTCTACTGCAGGGTCAGCGACCACGGTCGGCGAGGTTTCAGCCGGTGCGGCATCGGACGCCGCCGGCGCTGCTGCATCTGCCGTTTGCTGCTGATCAGCAGTACTGCCGGCCGCGTCGCGATACTTCGCTGCGCTGCAGTCTTCCACCAGGTGCTTTGCAAACTCGGGCGTGGTGCGCAGGACGTCGCCGGTGTTAAGCGTGCCGTACTGATGCGTAATCACTTGGCCCAGGATCTCGACTTCTACCATGCTGTTCTCCTTTAACGGGGCAAGCGTTGCCACTCGCCCCGGTAGCAATTACGCAGGCAGCAGGTCGCCGTAACGGGCGGCTGCCGGCTTTTCGACGGTCAGCGCCATGCGGCGCATCGCACGAACGGTCACCAGGCCCAGCTGGAAGTTGTTCTCGTCCGAATCCGACAGATCCAGCGCGATGCCCTCCCGGTTGTGCAGCGTGGCAGCCTGCGACAGCGAGCCAACCCACACCTTGCCGGCGACCATGGCGTTCGAGGCGACGACCGGGCGACCGAACAGGCTCGGCACGACATTCGAGCCCGGATCACCCAGCAGGTAGCGACCCTGGCTGTCCTTGGCCAGGCGCATGGTCCACCAGTCGGCGGTATTCAGGATCACGACGTCGGCCGGGTAGTCGGCCAGCGCGCAGTCGCCGATCATCTTGCCGATCAGGTCGAAGCGGTTGGTTGCCGACAGACCGGCGGCGGTCAGGGTGGCAGCCGTATAGCCGTGCGCCGTGAAATTGCCGGCATTGGTCAGGCCCGACAGGTTCGGGTTGGTGCCGTTGCCGCCGACGATCTGCGTCTCGGCGCGCAGGTTCACGCCGTAGACCATGCGGCGGTTGATGAACGCAGCCAAGGCGGCGTTGTCCATCGCCAGCTGGCGGGTGATTTTGATGAAGTGGCCCACGTTCTGGACCGGCATGGTGCCCGGCGCGAAGGTGATGCTCGACTGCGGCAGCGCGCCACCCTCGGCGGTTTCGGCCGCGTTGTTGGTGAACACGTTCTCGCGCACCCAGTCGATCGCATTCGACGAGGTCGGGATTGCGGTCAGCAGGTCTTCGATGGTGAAGACCCGGAACGCGCCCTCGACGATGCCCGGACGGCGCTCGCTGAAGGTGTTGCCGATGGCGTTGGTGACGGTGTTCTTCACTTCGACCGATGCGCGACCGAACGACTGGGCGCCGGCACCCAGCAGGCTCTTGTAAGTGGCCGATTTGATGAACTGTTCACCCCAGCTCTCGGCTTTCGGCGTCTCGTCGTCCTGCTTGGCGGACTGTTTCTGCTCGAGCTGCAGCAGACGGTCGGCCATGGTGCGCTGCTCGACACCCAGGGCGTCGATCGCGGCCTTGGTTTCGGTGGTGACGTTGCCGAGCGACTTCATCTCGTTGTCGGCCTGCTCGGACATTTTTTGCAGTTTGGCCTCGATCGAGTCGAGGGCTTTGTTAATTGCTTCGGACATGCGGTTTCTCCGGTTGTAAAAAAAGCCGCTCAGGGCGGCTTCGATGGGTTGTGATGCGGGTTATTGGCTCATTTTCAGCAGGCGGTCCAGGATCTGGCCCTCCAGCTGCTTCGCTTCGTCGGTGTTGCCTGCATCCCGCAGGGTGAACAGCGCCTTGGCGCGGGCGGTCAATGCCTGGGCCGCCGCTTTGCTGAAATTCCCCGCATCCCGCAGGAAATACTCAAAATCTCGGATGGTTTCGATTGCTGCCATCTCGTCGTCGTACTTCACGCTGTCCAGGTCGATCCGGGCAGAACCGTCAGCAGGAAAGACGACCGGCGACACCTCTTTCAGTACCGTCCACTTGTGGATGATGCGGCCGCCGTCGTTGCCGTCCTTGTAGTCGCCCTTCCGCAGGACGCCGCCGATGCTCAGGCCGTCCAGCGTCTTGTGCAGCATCGAAGCGCGAACGTCCGACGCGCGGCTGTGGCCCGGGGTGAGCTCACCCTCGACCCAAAGGCCCTTCGAATCTTCGTCGACGTTCGTGTACTTCCCGATCGGCATGTCCCACTTATGGTTGTAGAACATCTTCGGCATGCCGTTTTCCCGCAGGGTGTCCATATAGGCGCCCTTCAGGATGGTGTCTCGGTACGAGTCGACACCGCCGAAGACGCTGGCGTATCCCTTGAAAACTCCGGAATCCTCGGTGAACTTGAATTCGGTGTCGCCCAACGGCAGGGTTTTCTTGATCAGCATGTGTTTTCCTCGCTATTGCGCGATGTCGGCGCCGGATCCGCCGCGGGCGGTGACCCGTCCGAGCATATCCAGCGGCACCAGGTTGCTTTGGGCCGTCAACACGTCGGTGCCGGGGATGAATGGGTCGCCTTCCAGCTGCCGGATCTCGGCGCGCGACTTCAGGCCGTTTTGGACGTTTTTCGCATTGATGTCGGCGCGCTTGACCGGGTCACCGCGCAGCAGCGCGTCCAAACTGAACTCCGCAGTCATCGACGCTCGCTGGCGGGGGGTCATAACGCGCTTACGAACCGCCTGCTCGATGTTGACGATCATCGGGCGGATCGACAGCGTGTAGAAACCGTCCTTGATTTCGTAGATGCCAGTTCCCCAGCCGGTTTCACTCGGGTGGTGCACCAACACAGGTGGCACGTCGTACCAGCGGCAAAGCTCGACCACGCCGTAATTCCGGGTCTCCAGCAACTGCTGCTGTTCGGGCGACATGCTGACCTGCTCATACTTCATGTTCGCCTCGAGCACCCACAGGCGGTTCGTGCTGCCCATCGCCATCTCAGCGAAGCGATCTTGTACGGCCTTGCGCTGCGCTGGGTCGAGCACCTTGTCGACCATGAGGACGCCAGTCGGCTTGCCGCCAGAGGCAAACGTCTTCGCCGCTGTGGTCTGAGCCTTGACCGCTTCATCCGTCGTGGCGCGCATGAACTCAAGCTTGGCCAGGCCGACCGTGCCGTTGCCCAGGTTCTTCAAATGCAGCACGTTGGCTTCCGCCAGCACCGCCACGTCGTACCCGATCGAGTACTTGTAGACCATGGCGCCGTCCGGCAGCACGATCGGCTCGACCTGATCGGCCGGCATCGGCCACAGCGCCATGGCCTCGCCAGCGTCGTCGCGGTCGATCCTGGCGTATGCGTTCCCGCGCAGGTCGTAGTTCATCATCATGGCGCGCCAGAACTCGAACGGCGTCATGCGGCTGTTGGGCGAATCGTGCAGGATCGCGAAGAGCCGCGCGGCTCGCGCGAGCACTTTCTCGCCGCTGATTTGCTGATAGGCGAAAAATGGCAGGCTGGCGATCGTTATCGCGCGCCGGTCGATGCAGGCCCAAACGGTGCTGATCTGCAACGCTCCATCAACGCCCACGCCTTGCGTGTCAGGGATGAGGGATGCGCCAGGCAGCGGCAGCTGGGTGCCGACGGTCTCGGCAAGGGCGCCACCGCGGCCCCACCAGCTGCCGAAAGATTTTATGAAATTAAAGTTCATGCGCAGATGGGTGCATTTAGAAAATCGTTGATGTCGTCGGCCGGCTCTGCGCTCTGCATGACGCCGATCGCCATAAGCAGCGCGACGATGTCGTCGATCTTCTCGGGCGCTTTCTTCTTGTCCGGGGCGGTATTCAAGTTCGGGTCCGTGCGCGCGACCAGGTTGGACGCGCACCAGTTCAGCACTGGGTCGTTGCCGTGCGCAAGATCGCCCTCGGTGTAGGCCAGCTCCAGCGCCTGCATCGCTGGGTGATAGCTCTTACCGCCCTGGATAAACTCCTGCAGCGGCACGTCGGCAGCCTGTAGCTTCTGCACCAGCTGCTTCGCGTTCCACGAGTCGTAGCCGACCATCTGGATGTTGAAGCGCTCCTTCGCTGCAAGGATACATTTCTGGATCTCGTCGTAGTCGGTCACCTCGGCGCCGGCCTCGATCAGATGGCCCGATGCAACCCAGGCGTGATAGGGCACCAGGCCACGCTCCGTACGATCGGCGACCTGCGCCGCCGGCACGAACCGCCAGCCGTGCGTGTACAACACGCCGTCGACGTTCCAAACGAGCCGGAAGGAGGTCAAGTCACGCGTGCTGGCCAGATCCAGGCCACCCCAGCACGGAAACTGGCGCAGCCATTCCAGGTCGACCGCGCCCTTGCAAGCCTTCCACTTGACCAGGTTCACCCAACCGCCGGCCGCGGCTGATGGCCGGTTCAGCCGTTTGATCTTGAATTCGGCGTGCCGGCCGGGCATAGACTTGGCCTCGACCGCCTCCTTCCGGATCTCCTTCATCAGGAGCGGATTCACCTCCATCAGGGGGTTGGCCTTGATCCACTTTGTCTCGTCGAAGTCGCTGTCGGCCTCGATGCCGGCGCTCTTGTCCTCGTCGTCGACGGCGAAGTAGACCGCCAGGAAGTGGTCGGCCGAGACCAGGCCCTGCAGCAGCTGCTTTGCGAAGTGACGGATCTCACCCCAAGGCCCCGGGTTGGTGTAGCCCTCGGTCGTCGTGTACAGGAACAGCGGGTTCTTGCGCGCGCCGGCCGCCGACTTCAGCACGTTCAGCAGGTCGTGGGACTTATGCGCGTGCACCTCGTCGATACCGCAATGCGATGGGTTCAGACCGTCTTGTGTGCTGGCCTTCGCGTTGATCGGCTTGAACGATCCGCCTACCTCATACCGCGAGATCGAGTTCGCGAAGCCCTCCAGCGTAAAGGCCTCGCGCAGGTCGCCGACCTTGTCGACGATCTTCTTCGCTGTGTTGAACACGATCCGCGCCTGAGATCCTGTCGTCGCCGCGCTGATGACCTGGGGGCCGTTTGTGGGCTCGCAGCAGAAGCAGTACAGCAGGATCGCCGAGCACAGGAACGACTTTGCGTTCTTCCGCGCCACCGCGAACAGCGCCGTGGTGAAGCGGCGCGTGCCGTCGTGGTTCCGGAAACCGAACAGATTCACCACGAAAAAGATGTGGGACTCGTGCATCACGACGTTTTCGGTGTCCCACTCCCCTTCGACGTGCGGCAGCTTCTCAATGAAGTCGCATGGGTCGCACGCGTGCCAGGGATCGAACTTGAAAGGTGCTTTCGAGGTTGCACTCGACACCCCGGTCGCGTGGTCGTACTTCGCGCGCTTCAGGTCGGCGAGAAAGCGCTCCCCGGCCAGCCGGAACCAGCGCCCAAAGCGCTTCCCCTTCTTGTCGGCCACCGCGGCCTTCGCGTAGTCGATCGCGATCTGGATGTAATCACGCGGCCCCTGGCCGCTTGCCGTTCCCGGCGAACTTGTTTCCTTTCTTTTCCTCGCCGCCATTTGGCTTCACCTTCCCCTGGGCCACCGGCGTCAGGCCGAAGTCATTGATCATGCTTTGGAGGGTGCTGATCATGCTGGCAGTCGGGGTCTCGTCAGTCATCCAAAGCTGGATGACAGCACCGTGCAAGGCGCACATATGCCCGAACGCGGAAAGGCCGCCCTCCGTGAGTAATTTGTTCGCCGTCAGGATCGGCGCCAGGCGCTTCCACTCCTCGACAGCATGCTTGTTCTTTAGCCACTTCGGCGGCGCCGGCACCGCGGCGATCGGCGGTAGCTCAACGGCCGGCGGCGGCCCCGCGCGGCAGGGCTGATTTGTGCCCGAGATCACCTTCAGGGCAGTCGGCTTTTTTGGTGGGCCGGGCATGCAAACTCCTCGAAACCGTTTTTTCTATCCTGCACGCGCGAAAAAAAGGCTGCATAGCCGGTTTCCAACGGGCGCCGAAAATCCTTTTGACCCACCCCTGGGGGTCAGCCGCGCGCCACGCGTTTCCATCGGGCCGTGCGGCGCCGCGTTGAGTCGGCAGGGGCTTCGACCGGGAAGCCGTCCAGGCCAATTGCCACGCGCGGTTTGTAACCCAAGTCTTCGTTGGTCTTCTCGTCGTGGCACTCGTGATGCAGGATCTGCATGTTGGCGTCGTCGTTGGTGCCTTTGTTGGCTAGTGCGACGATGTGGTCCAGCTCGAAGCCGGACGGGAACGTGGTGACTCGCTTGCAGCGTGCACAGATGCCCTTATCGCGCAGCCATACGCGCTTGCGCTGGCTCTGCAGCGCACGGCCGCGTAATCGCTCCACAGTCACGTCAGTGCCTCTGCCTTGAGTCCCAGCGCCGCGCGCACCATATCGGTCAGCGATTGCGCCGGCCAGCCGTAGCCATTGGCGCACAGCAGGCGCGCCGCTTCCGATGCGTCCGCAATGCGGTGGCACAGGCAGTTGAGCGCGACCGGGTCGGCCTCCTCCGCCAGCATCGCCGGATGCGTGCCGAGCACCGAGCGCACAACCTGATGCCGGATCATGTCGTGCAGGTGGGCCGGGTTGGCACCTTGGATAGCAGGGATCTGGCCGGCGCGCTCAATGAGCACCTCGCCGGGCAGTAGCTGTGGTCGTACCCTCGACAAGGTCGGCTTGCCATCGGCGTCGTACTGAAGCACATCGAGCACGCCGGGGCGCTGCACGACCTTGCCGTCCACCTCTACTCGCAGCATCGGTACCGGTCGCATGGCGCACCTCAAAATAATTTAAAAATACTTCATTAACCTACTTGGTTTATTAACCTAATAGGTGTATTATTCTTCACATGGAAAAGCACACCGCCCACTGCAAACTGTCGAAAGTCAAAGCCCTGATCGAGGCTGACAAAGTCCGCGCCACTCGCGTTGCCTACGACGGCGCCGCACTGGTCGGTATCAGCACCCTCGCCGCTATGTGCGAAGTCGTGATGGGCCTGACCCAAGCCGACTTCTACAAGAGCATGACAACCCACAATGACCACCGCGTCTGGCAAGACGTGTACCACGGCGAAACCACTGACGGCGTTGCGCTGTATGTCAAACTGACCGTAGTAGATGACCTGCTGATCGTGTCCTTCAAGGAGCTATGAAAATGAAATGCCTCGCTTGCGGGGCAGCGTCTACCGTCCATGAGACGCGGGACCTGCCTTATACCTACAAAGGCCAGACGACCACCATCCACGGCATCGAAGGTGATTACTGCGATGTGTGCGGCGATGCTGTGTTCTCGCGTGAAGCGGGCGACCGCTATGGCGCAGCGATTCAGGCGTTCATCAAACAGGTGAATGCGAGTGCGGGCGCGCCGGAGTTCATCCGCAGCGTGCGCAAGAAGCTAGACCTGGACCAGCGCCAGGCGGGCGCGATCTTCGGCGGCGGCGTCAACGCCTTCTCGCGGTACGAGACTGGCAAGGCTGAACCGCCGGTATCGCTCGTCAAGCTGCTAACGCTGCTTGATCGACATCCTGAATTATTGGCCGAGATCCTTAGCGCGGCTGATGACAGCAGCTATGCACTAGCAAGCTAAGTGCAGTCCACTAACGAAACTGGAGATTACGATGAGTGATGCGCAAGAAAAACGGCGGGCCGAAAGTTGGGAAAGCCAGCATAAGGAAGGCCACGAAAAAGAAATGGCGGAGTTGAGAGAAATGAAAAAGCAGCTCGACTCAATGGACCCGGCTTCGGACGAGTACGAAGCTTTGAAAGCAAAGTACCAAGACCGTTACAGCGCTGCGGAAGCGTTCTTCATGAGGTATTACGAACCCTGACGGGTTAAAGGTTTCAAGTCCTCACCTGCAGGTTTTACAAAGCGGTGAGTTAGCGCGAGAATTGTCGGCTGCGCAACGGATACCATACCTTTACTAGTGCATTGCTAGTGCATAACAAAAGGAAGATATGGCAAACAACTTATTCGTTTCATATGACCTGATGGCCCCAGGCCAGCATTATGACAAGGTCACGGCCGCAGTAAAGGCGTGTGGCGACTGGGCAAAGCTGGAATATTCCCTGTTCTATGTGAACTCGACAATGACTGAGGAGGCAGTCGCAAAGCACATTCGCTCATCAATGGACTCCAACGACAAATTGCTGGTCATAAATACGACTACTAATTCCTTTTATGCTTACAACATAGGTGCTGAGCAGTTGAAATTTATGCAGGATCACTGGTACAAGTAAATGCCTTGCACAGGCATGTGCACAAAAGCCCGATCCGTCAAACGGTCGGGCTTTTCTTTGGACGAGCGACAGCACTCAAGGCTGGGTGCTGTCGCGAGTTCCGGTTATCGGTGGCGGTGTTCCGCGCATTACGAGGCCGGAAGAATGTAGGGCTACAGTTTACACGAAATTGCTGGACGTATACACAGCTGAACGAAGTTTTTCGCTCAGCGCAGCTTCGATGCAGCGCGGGCCGTATGGCTGTCAGCGATGTTGTGCAGCTCGCTAACCATATTGAGGGTGTGCTCGCGAACGAAGCCGGCAGCCATCGTAAGCTCGGCCTTGCCGGTGCCGCTGCAGCCCTTACAGGCGCGGGACTCCGCCAGGCCGGATCCTCCGCACGGCTCACACGCGCCGTCGAGCCAATGCGCCAGCGAGTGCTCGGCCACCTGGCGGTACAGCTTCTGCGCTGCGTCAGCGTCCCATGCCGTGTTCTCCGGCACCCAGCGGCGAGCGCGGCCGCGCTTCGTCACCTCGGCGATCCACAGGCGCAGCAGCTGGGCAAGGTTGCCGGGGTTGCCTTCAAACTCTTTGCGCGCCAGACCATCAGCGAACTTCACGCGATGCAGCAACGAGCCAAGATCGCCGAAGCCGGCAGCAGCGAAGGCAGCGGCGGTCAGCGGCTCAGCCTGATGGTGGCGCTCATCGTCCTTTAGATTCGATGCGCCGAGTGCGTGAACGTAGCGGTCAGAAAAGCCCATGATTTCCCCTCGGTAAGTGGAACCCAGCTTACCAGACGGGGCAAAAGAAATTGCCGCGCACGACCTTTTCCAAAAGGAAAGTCGTCGCTTTTTTGCAATGCTGAGCGACGGATTGTAGACTCGTCAACTGATCACGATATGTCATCGCTGGCCTCTCCACTACCTTTAGGAGCAGTAATGAGCAACGAAGAGATTTCAAAAACAGCTGATGCTGTAAAAGCGGTTGCGGAAACGACTGGAAAAGCCATTGATGCCACGCAGAGGTTTGGTGGCTTCATCGCGAAGTACGTTGCCGGGCCAATTGAGCAAGGCATGGGTATCGTAGAAGACAAGTTCAAATACATGCGATGGGAGCGTCAATTACGTTTCATGCAGCGTGCGGACCACCTGCTTCGGGAAGTAGGTTTGAGCGCTCCAACGCGCACAATCCCCTTGAACATTGCACTTCCTTTGCTGGAAGCAGCGTCACTTGAAGACGATGACCATCTCCAGGATTTGTGGGCGCGTCTTCTGGTTAATGCCGCTAACGAAGACAGCCACGTTACAGTTAAGCGCGCCTATATTGCAATCCTTGAGCAGTTGACGCCGCTTGAAGCGACGATGCTAGAGAGGATTTATGCGCTTCCCTATGACATGACTCGGCACGATGGAGTCCTAACAGGGAGCCTTCCGTCCTCGGCTTCGTCCGGTGGACGGAATGACCCGACAGTAGAGCGTTTAGAGCCTTCAGAGGACGTACAGCTCGGATTGGCAAACCTTGCGCGTCTTGGCTGTATCACCATCCCGAAGTCTTGGGGCGGCGGCGAGGTTTTTACTAGCGTGAATCCCACCCTGCTCGGAAAATCATTTATCGAAGCATGCACCCTCCAAGTCGTTTAGACTGTCCGGCTTCAATCCAAGCCCCCTTAAGAGGGGCTTACGAGCTGGTGCTCAAGGCGAGCTCCCGTGATCGCTCGTAGTCTGCAATCATCAAATCAACGATGACGTGGTCGCGAAAGACCGTCTTCTCCTTCAGCATCCGAAGGAACCCTAAGCGACTTGGAATCTCATGATCGGGGATGGCATTATCAACTAACTGCCCGGTTCTGATCTCTTCAAGCGCATTCTCAAGACGCACCTCGACGGCCTGCTTGACGCTCAAGCTGTACCAGTACCCGCTACGACCGCCTACCATTTTCCGGACGCGCTGAATTTGGCCAGCAGCCACCATATCGGCTGCGCGTTGATTGAACTTTCGTGTTGTGATCCCAACGCGAGAAGCGATCTTGTAGCCCTGCATGGCCTCGCCGGCTTCTGCCAAGACTTCCCTAACACGCTTCGTAATGTTCAAGCGCTGGGGCGCCTTCTGCAGCTCGACCTTCTTGGAGTCGCTCATGGCATTACCTTGCCAAGCTTGAGCAACTCGCCATAGCGCGCCTCGGGATGGCGCTGCAGGTATTCCCTGGTCTTCCGCTCCACTTCCTCGCGCTGCTCACGGTCGATTCTCTCCGCTTCTGCCAGCCGTGTAGCGTTCAGCCTGTCTAGCTTGACCTGCGGGTCCTCCATCTGCGCCAGGGCCTCCATGACGCGCTTCAGCCCCTCAGGCTTTCCGGCGACCTGCCCGGACTCGTTCGGCAGAGCCAAGGGCTGTTTTGGGCCGTCCAGCAGCCCAGCATTGACCGCATCCTGATGCGCGAGCTGGTGGCGTCCAGCGTCCCATCCGGCCGAGGTCGACCAGCGCACGGGCCTGTTGAGCGATCGGGCGGCGATCACCAGCCGCTTATACGCATCCTTGAACGCCATGCGCGCGCCGATCTCATCGCCCACCGCCAGTAGCGGCTTGGCGAGATCGAATGCTTCGGCCATTTCGCTGGTCCAGGTGACAGTCTCGCGCTCGTCTTGGCTGGTCAGCGACACGGCCCAGGCTTCGTTCTCATCGGGCCGGCCATCGAGCAGCTTGCAGCGTGCAGCGATACCGTTCGGCGTCGGCGCGAAGTCAGGGCGCTCGACGCAATAGGCCTCGAATGCCTGCTTGATCGTCGGTGGCGGAAACGGCGTCAGGTGGTTGAACCAGACGTTGGTCTCGTCTTTCTCCGGCAAGGGCTTTCCGTAGCCAGACAGCACTTGGGCCAGCAACTTGACGAACTGCGGTTTGTCCTCAGGCCGCATCAAGCACCTCCTCGGCGTCGACGTCGATGACGTTGGGATCAATCGCGGCGTCCTCAGCCATCAGCTCGGCCAAGATTCGCGCGTTGCGCTGCTCAATGGTCTCAGGCCCTGTAGCCTGCTTGCTGGCCATCTCGATGAACCTGTCGATGTGATCTGCGTCACGCAAAATCAACCCAAGGGCGTTGTACTTGGTCCGTCCCGCGTATTCGCCGCGGGCCATGTGGAAGTCCGACTTCGAGCAG